GTATGCATATCGAATGCCGAGATGTTCGACAGTCAAATAGCCGCCTCTGAAGAGCTTGTCGATGTTGGGCGTTACATCTTCACTCTTGTTCAAGTAAGCGTCAACACTTGCATCGTACGTGTCATTGTAGACAGGCAAAATCTGAAGACCTGCGTCTGTATAGTATTGCATGACTTGCTCATACGTGCCGTTGCAGTAGTTTCGAATGATTTGTGCCTTAATGAGCGTTAAGAACTCTTTATCTGTCAACGACACAGTCGCAGCTGTTTTTGTCGTCGAAGTCGCAGTCTCGTAATACTCGAATGAAAACGTTCTGCGTAAGCCGAAGAGATTGCCAATCATGTCAAGCAAATCACAATTGTCGTCGTCGTAATCTTTGAGCTGCGAAATTGCGTTGAGAAAGTCGTTGTCGTAGATGTTGAGCAAATGCAAAAGCAGGTCACTTGTCGGTGACACGCCTTTGAACTCATTTAGTGCGATGCCTTGTTCGTCATCGCCTTCGCCCATCAAGAGCTCATACCACAAACGAAAATGCTCGATAAAGCAATCGTCGTTACGCAAATAGAGCGGAAGCTTTCGTTCGTAGTATCTGAACTCTCGTATTGTCAACGGTATAAGATGCTTCATGCTGCCTCCTTACTGAATTGTAAGCGTATACGTTCCATCAGTCTCCTTGTTGAATGAAAACGTCGAATACTCGTAATATGTGTCGGGATTGTCTGTACTCGCAACACTGACGTTCGATGCGCTCACACTGTATGTTCTCTGACCCTTGAACTCAGGGTCAGCCTCAAGAATTGCGATGAAAATCTGGTCGGCGTCAATGCTGTCGCCAAGCTTGATGTTATTCGCGTAATTGTAAACTTCCTGAGCAATCGTTGCGAACTCGTTTTCTGTGAAGTATTGTGTCGGTTTGATTTTCGCAGTGATTGTCGGCTTAATCGCGACCGCTTTCTTCCAATACACGAATTGATTGAGGTAGTTTATCGTAACGCCGAGCATTTGAGGAATGAACTCATATTGCTTTGCTGTTCCGTTTGTTGCAGCAGCGGTCGAAGCAGTTGTTTTGATGCCCGGCGTCAATTTCGTGTAAATCAAATCGCCGATTGTTGCATCAGCAATGTTCAGACCTTTTTGCTGACGAACGATGATGTACATGTTATGCGGAGCAATGACTGTGCCGTCTTTCGCAGTAGCATTCACCAAAGTGTTGTTGTTGTAAATGCTCACATCGTCGATGCCTGTAACTTCCAATAATGCGCCCACAAGACTTTCAAGTACGCTCACTCCGTTTGCTCCCGAAGATTGTGCACGTCTTTGTCTCAGCTCTGTATCACTCTCTTCATTGCTTCCACGAACTGCATCTTCTGTTTGCTCAACCTTCAAGTTCATGACAAGAAGCGTCTGAGCAATCCATCCTGCAGGAGCATCGACAGGTCCAGATTCTGTGCAAGTGACCTTGACCTCAGCGCTTTCACCAGGTCCAAGTGTTACGCTCACATCGCTCACCCATTCGGTTCCGGACTTGTCAACGAAAGTGATTTGATTTGTAACGTTGCCGTTTTCGTCTATATCACCGAATGTGACCGGGTCGCCTGTCGTAAGCAAGCTTGTTACGATAATCGACGCAGTCGACTTTGTTGCGCCCATTCGATTGACGTTCGCCAATCTGCAAAGTGCATCAAGATAGACACCGCTTGCAGTATCAACGTCGAGATTTGAGTATAAGCTCTTCATAACCTGCAAAATGTTGTTGATGATGAGAGCCATGTCGTTGACGAACACGCCGTCAGCACTTGCTGTGCTTAGGTCGATGTCGGACCCGTACACCTCTTTGTAGCGTTTGATAATTGCGTCCCTTACATCGATGAACTCTGCAACTTCCATGCCTGCACTCGCAAGTCTTACGAAGTTGCCGATTTCAAACTTTCTGTCTTTAAGCATTCTCTTATACCTCCGGTTTTCTGTAGATTAAGCCAACGACAATACCGTACGCTTTTTCATGATACAGAGTCGTTTTAGAGTCCGTGTTTGCCTGACCTGCTTTGAATGCATTCAGGCTTGCTCGAAAATCGTTGTTCGTGAAAATCACCAACACAACGTCACTCACTTTGATGTCGAGACCTTGCAGCTTGATGCACTCAATGTTTGTGTTGGAGTCTGTGATGTACTCACATCTCAAAACGTCACCGTTTATCTCACGAACAACACAAACGTCTGCAACGTTCATTGTTCTGAACACGTTATTCTTGAGCGCAAAGCATACGTCTAAGAACGAACTGTTTTCGGTATCATTTCCGTGTGCCATTAGCCAATCTCCTTTGCAAGGTACGCCGATATTCTCGACCTCGTCTTAGCGTAGATTTCGAGGAAGAAGTTCTGTCCTCGATTTTCGAGTTGATAGTGCATCTCATAAATCATGTATTGACCGTTCTCGTCGAGTAAGCCGCCAAGATTTTTCGTTGCTTCGCTTTGAGATGTCACGTTAATTTGAATGAGCGAGTTGTCCATCACGATTGTGTCGCCGCATTGAAACGCAAATGTCGGCATTACAGAGAACACCAAACCGTCGGCTGTCATACGAGGAAACCCGTTCGTTAAGAGCAACGTATCTTCATTAAGTTTTATGACGCGTGCGTTGCTCTTGTTCGCATCGAACAATGTCATGAATGAGTTGCCAATACAATCCGAACTCGATATGTACGAGCCCTTTTTAGTGGTCTGGTCGTTGACCCATTCTGCAGCAGTTTGATTGTGCGCATTCTCAATACCCTCCAAGAATTGCTTCTTAAATTGCGTCGAGATGTTCGGGTTCGGAACACCTCCGACCTTGCACACAAAGTTTATCGCCGAGTACATGTTGATGCCGGAGTTGAAGCTCAAATTGATGCGTCTTTGACCGTAAGACGCAACAAGGTGGGACGCACAAAGTATCGTCACAGTGTTGGTGTCGACACTCTCTCGTAAGTTTGAGATGTACATGACCCCGCCCTCAAAAATTGTCTGAACACCGCTCGACTTATATCCACACTCAATCTTGATGTTGTAGAATTGCCCTGTGATGATTTGCACAATCTCAACGTAAGTCAAGTTCGAGATTTTGACTGTGCAATTGTCTTTGAGCGTGCTCATGAACTTGTTGCCGTTCACAGATATTGCAAGACCGACACCGCTTTCATTCTCTTCAAAAACGAGTTGCTTGTTTTTCCCGTTCTGTCCGGGACTTTTCGTTGTGAGTGTTATTCGTAAAACTCGCATCCAAGCTTTAACTGCCACGATGTCACCTCCTTGCTTAGTATTTGATGGCCTCTTGAATTATTTTTGTGAGCGCCTCAGAAAAATCGACTGGACTCAATTGAGCTGCGCAAATAAAGTACCGAGTTAAATCGTTCGGGTTAGCGTTTGCGTCACGAATGAGATACACTCGACTTTTGCTCGTGCTGAAAAGCATGTTGTTGTCATTGCCGTCAGTGAAAGCATTGATTGCGCAGTTTGTATTGGTGCACTTGATTGTTGTGTCATTAATGTCACTGATGTTGAGCTTGTATGCATAGCCCGAGTCAACGTTGTTTCTCTCAAAGTTGAAAATGTAGTATGAGCCGTCAATGTTTACGAGTGTCTCTTGAGCTTTGTTTTCACTCACACTCCACACTTTCATCGCACCATCAAGCGTTCGAATTTTATTATGAATGCTGTCATAAAACTCCATAAAGCGCTTGACTTCTTTGTCTCTCTTCGTTGCATTCTTGTAATATACAAACGCCTTGATTTTATAAGCTCTTTTCTTGATGAGCTTAAACAATGCGAAAATGCCGATAACGACCGCGGCAACAGCTGCAACAACTGCACCAACGATAGGGATTGTCGAGATTGCCACGCCCAACGCAACAAGTGTTGATGCAAGTGCGGTTGCAACAGCTGCACCAATGCCTATCGCGATGAGCGACCCAACGCTTATCGTTGCAAGATACTCGAGAAAGTCGTCGGCTGCAAGATTGTAGTCAATGAGCGCTTGCAAAACCTCTTCATCGACCGCATCCCAATCGAGCAATGTATCGGAAAAGTTCGATGCATCGGCGTATGTGATGTCCGGTGCGAATCTGTCGTCAGGGTCGACGTCATAGACTTGAATGTCTGCTCGTAAAGCTTCCCTGAAGTTAAATGTGAAACCGAGCGAGTTGATTTTCTCAACCCAATTGATGCTCTGCAACACCATGTTTTCACGCACGGTGAATTGCGGTGTGCTGTCTCTATCAACGATTTTGATTTTCGAGATTGTACAAAGAATACCCTTGTCTTTGATGTCTTCGAAGATTTTCTCAACTCGTGCTAAGCTCTTTCCTGCTTTGTCGATGAGTATCGCCTTTTTGCCGTTGAGCGAGAACGTTCCGTTAAGTGTTAAGTCAATCGGGTTCTTGTACATGTGGTCGGCCATCGGAGTTCCGTTCACAGTCGGGTGTTCCGTCACAGTCGACGACGCGTTTATTTGAGTATCGTTGACTGTGTCGAGAATAATCGTGACCGCGTTTGTTGCATCATTCGGGTCGATATATGATATGAGAACTGCGTATTCCACGTTAACCTCCTAAGCCTTTTTTCGCCTCGACCATTTGTGCATTGAGCATGTCAAGGTATGCCTGTTTCTGAGAGTCCGTTGTGCCGTTGAACGTGTTGTTATTGCTGAACGTTTGATTGACGACGCCGTTATTTGAAGTATAGCTTCCGATGATATCATTTATGTTCGCAAGCTTTTCTTCATCAGACGTTTGTTCACTCCCTCCGAAGAAGTCCATCAGCCAACCGAGTGCATTCACAATAAACTCCATCGCACTCATCGAGAGCTCCATGAATTTTTTGATTGTATTCTTGTTCTCCATGAAAAACTCGATGATTTCCATTTGCATATCAAGCTTGAACTCTTCCATCTCAATCTGGAACTGCAAATATTTATCAAAGAAACCACTGTCATAGAGCTGTTCGTACTTCTCAGAGTACTTCGTCATTATCTCTTGGAACTTGCTCTTTTGTGTGTCGTTCATGTACCAGAGGTCTTCCTCTGACTGAATGCCCAACATCTGCTTGGCTTTGTCAAATCCGTACGACTCACTTGCAGAGAACCCGTAATTAAACGCATTCTCACGAGTGTTCGCATTAGTTAAAAGCGAGCTCTGAAGCATTGTGCCGAGCTCGCTCCAAGCGTCTTTGAAGAGATTTCCTATCGAGCTCAAAAAGCTTTGTGCAAGACTTGAGAGCTTGTTGAGGAATTGACTTTTGAGATTGCCAATCATGACCTCCGTGCTCTCGTCGAACTCGGTTTTGAAGTTTTGACCGAACTCTTCTTTCAGGCTCTCATTGCTGTCAATGAGTTCCTGCATGTATTTCATGAGCTCTCTTGTCGTTGCATCTTCGAACTTGTCGCCTTTGCCTTGAACTGCTCTGTATTGGTCGAGCATCGACTGAGCTTGCTGCAAACTCGAACGCCTTGTGTTGTAGTCATCAAATTGCTCACGCATTTTAGCGATGCCTTCATCGCCACCGAAGACTTTTATTTTGCGAAACGAGTCGAACAGCTTATCAATCTCTTTGACGCTATTTTCGTCGGGCGTAAATCTTACGCCCATATCAAGATGAAACTCGTCCATTGTTCGACCTCCTTGTGATTGTGTTTGGTGGACCTGCTGAGAATTGAACTCAGGTCTTACGACTTCCCGTTTAGGGTCTTAATCGCAATCGACACCATTTCAGGCCCATGTGTGCGGCGATTATTTCACGCCGCCAAGTTTATTCGCCCACTTTTCAGTGTAGAAAGAGTAATAAGAGATGTTGTGCTTTTGTCTGTACTTGTCAAAGCAACCGCACCAGATGAGACTCGGCAAGCCTATCACAAACAAGAACAGCGGTCCGAGTATCAAGCTCTGAATGCAATGCCCGAACTCATGTTTGTATGTGTCCTCATCAGGTGCGTAAAAGCAAATTATGAATGCGCCCAACGAGATTGCCCCGTTCAATTTTGTGCCCAACACTGTCGAAGCACTCGCTTTTCGATACCAGACGTGACCCTCAATCTTGTGAGACACGCATAAAAGAAGTATCGCGCCTACCAGAGTTTGAAGAATTCCCCAAGTACATTGCACGAACCAAAATAGAAACCTTTTCATGATGTACCTCCTCGAGTTCCCACGTTTAATTCTGAGACTCTTTGCGTTAGGTAAATAATTCCTATTACCTTTGCTACGAAGTATCTCAGAAGTCAAACGATGAACTCACGTGTTATTTCCTGATTGCTTTATGGATTGAACTCTTATTGTATGCGTTCACCGTGTATAATTCATACAAGTCAAGAGCCTCCTCGCAATCATAGACGTCTCGCAACTCCGCCAGTGTTGCAAGCTTGCTCGATATGAGTGCATAAATTATATTATCAAGCCGCTCACATTTGAGCAAATCAAAGTTGCCTTCAACAGGTGTACTCGGTGCGAGTGACTCTATTCGGCGGACTTCTCGAAAAAAGGCGTCAAGAACTCCTTCATGAAGAACTCGACAAGCGCTTGAATTCCTGCAAAGTCTTCTTCGATGCCTGCCGGCAAATACACATTTGCATCAGCCTGTTTAACAGGCAGCCATTTGTCGCCAGCTTGCACTTCGAGTCTTTCGAGCACGTCGGTGAAAAATTGCTTTGCACCCGCAACACTCTTCATGTCGGATGCCGAGCGCAATGCGAGTGCTTCAATCGCATTCATCTTGCGAATGCGATAAGTGTTATCTTTGTAGACAAGAGTTTTTTGTTCCATTTTGTGTTTCTCCTTCATTTAATTTTGTAATCACTCTCACATAGAGCGTTTGTGCCAATTTAATGCTCGTTTTGAATTACCTCCTGCGCAGCTTGAATTGCCGCATCGTTATCATTCAGCCATTTCGTGTATGTGTTGACTTCATTGCGTTTGACCTTCGCCTCTTCAATGACCGACGCATATTGTTCTTTCATTGCTGCAAGTTCAGTCTCATCATTAAAGAGCATCGCTTGCGCAATTTTGACGCCGACATAGTCGTGTTCGTTCAGCCATTGTTGAGCATCTGCAAGCGATTGGCGAGCATCCTCAACACTGGCGAGCAATGTCTCCGCGTCAGCAACGACCTTGCTCTTTACGTAAGCAACGAGCTTGCCGTTCGACCAGCACTTTTTACGAGAAAGCAATGCCTCGTAATCTTCGATTTTTACGAGTACTGCGTTTTCGTTGAGTGTGAATACGTCTTCGACATACTCCTCGTTTTCGATTTGAGCCTGCTCTTCTTTCGAAATTCCTTCGGGCATCACGAAGTCGGCCGGCAATTCACGCTTGCGTGTTTTCTTGACCTGTTCGGTTTTCCCAACCGGAAAGCTTGTGAACCCAAACTTACCACACGGAACAAGATAGATGCCTGTCATCTTCTCGTCAGTTTGCAAGTAGGGTTCGTTTTGTAATAATTCTTGCAAAGTCATATTTGACTCCTCCTTATAAAAGTGAATAGATTTCGTATTGCGTCGTTGTGCTTGACGGTCTCACATAACAAGTAGATGATGCCACACTGCCTATTGAAACACCGTTTCCGAACAAAATCAACGACCAATAACCGTTCGGCATCTTTTTCGCAATCGCAGAATTGCACAGATTTCCAAGCGTTCCACTGTTACTTGACGAAAAACCAATTTCTGTCAAACCATTCGTTTTGCTCATAATGAGCAACGGTGTTCTCCAGCCGATTGCAAAACTCGAATTAAGATCGATGCCTCCTGTGCCAGACCAACACAATTGCGATGCTGCAATCAAATCGCCGGCATAATTAGCGATAAGCTTTTGTGCTGTACCAAGTCGTATACCTTGTAACGATCCCGCGCCATTCACACCAACAGCGCTCCTTGTGTTGAGCGATTTGAATGACAAGCTCGTGCCGTCCGGACCTGTCAGTTTACCGATAAGCAAGTTATCGACTGTCGAAGCAGCATTTGCAAGACTATCGAAAATCGGCAATCCACTTGTGCTTCGACGTTGTACGCCAACGTTTGTTTTCATTTTTAACCTCCAAGGCCGAAGCCTTAGAGGCTTGCGGCTAAATTATTTTTGTCAATATATCAACTCGTCTAAGCGATAATGACTTTACATACGGTAAGTCACCAACCGCTGACACGAATACAGACACATTATTCGATGTAAACGTTATAACGATGTTCGCATTAAGAGCAATGTTTGCAGACATACGTTGTGCAACACTTGCTGTTGTTTTCGTATCGTCATTATCACTCATTACGCTCGGCTTAAGTATTGCTGCAAAATCTATTGAACTACTCGTGCTGCTGCTACTTGATGACGCAAGACTACCTGTAAAATGAAGCACGATATAATATTTTTTAGACAACAAAACAGGCATCGTTGCAGAAAATCTGGTATTTGACAATGCAGCTCTAAGCGCCAAGTTACCTGTCCAAACAGTTTTGCACATTGCATCTGCAACTGCTTTCTCAGTAGGAAGCCCCCCCCCTCCCGATGCAGAGATTGCATCGACAATCGTCGTATCATTCTGCATTGCCATTTGATTTGGACCATCACCTGTTCCAACTGTTGTTACAACACGTTTCATACCTGACGTTGATGCATTTACAAACGCATCATAAAGTCTTGTTCCAACGCTTGTAACAATGTCTATTCCTTTTTTAGACTTCATGCTTGTTCTCCTTTCATTTATTTTATCACGACTTTAATCGAGATAGCTACGTTTGTGTAGATTGTGACGTTTCCGCTTGCATCGATCGCAGGCGAGTCATAAGTCTCTTCCCACAAGCTCTCGTTCTGAACATATGTGTGAACGCTTGGGTATGTGCCTTTGCCGTGTGTTGCAGCTGTGATTTGCTTGTAATAATTGCCGCTTGAACCCGACCAGCTCGAGATTGTTGTGACGTAAGGCGTTCCGCCTCCTGCTTCACCCTCATAAAGAGCTCGTTTACCGTCTTTGCGATATACAATACCTGTAGATGTGACTCGAAACACTTTCGATCCGTCATCTTCATCATAGTATGTGATTGCGTCTCTATCGCAAGGCGACCACATGTTGATGCCATCACCATCAAACCAAATGCCCGAATTTTCACTTATGCCTTGTGATATACCAAAGCCACTTGGTCCCCACGTAATGCCCGTATTCGTGCCCGGATAAGTCGGTAATGAGCCAACGTTAAACGAAACCTTTGCACTATCGACACCAACGAACACACTCGATATGTCTGCAAGAGTAAGTACAACGTTACCAGTCTTTGTGTTAACGCTCAACACAGGCACGCTCGGAATCTCATCTTGTGTTGCGATTTTCTTCCAAGCGCCCCAAGTACTTGCGTCTGTCGCACTTCGTATCGCATATCTTGCTGTGCCACCATAACCTTGTGCTGCAAGCTGAACAGGTAATCCGCCAGATGAGTCACCCCAAGGTGTGAGCGTTTGCACATAGCAGTATGCATCAGGCAAAAGCGAGTTGACTTCAATGGTCGTAGTATATTTGAACTCGTACACAGACTTCATCGAGTTTGCACTTTGTTGATAAAAGCTTGGAGGTGAGTTCACATCTCGTGTGTCAGTACCTTTCCAAGCAGCAGCTTGTGCAACACTCTTATTGGCGTCCGCAGTGTTGTCAACATTTCCAAGACCTACATCACTTTTGTTGAGCGTGACCGCTCCCGTTTTACCTGCGACTGAAGTGACTGGCGCGACCTTCAAAAAATCAGAGAAATCAACAATCGTTCCATTCACATTGCCGTAGAGTTTTGCGACTCCACCGACAAGTCCAAACGCAAGCTCGCCGTTCCCAAGGTTCGACGTAGTCGGCACGTTACCAGATGTTATGAGCTTAAGATTTGATACGATTTCAGCCGACGCCATACGTTACCTCCTTGTTGAGATTTTAGATTGTCGCAATTTTCAGAACAACGTCTGCTGCAATTCCGTTCGCATCAACTGTAATGCCCTGACCCGCTCTCACAGTAACCACTCCACTCGCGACATTCAACCCGTTCCCAAAGCTCGCAATACCCTTAGCAGACGCTGTCGCCGTAGGTAAGTTCGCCACAGGAATTACACCTGAAATATCTGTCGTTGCAACGATTTGGTCCTTGAACGCAAGCCCTTTCAAATCGGCGAACCACTTTGAGATTTTACTGAGCGAAACAGAAAGTGCCTCGTTCGATGAAACATTCGTTCTCGAGCTAGCTTGCTTAAATATCGATGCAATGTCGTCGCCTGTAAGAACGACCGCGCCTTGTTTGCCGTTTACCGATATGACTTTGCAATCAGGTGTAAGCAGTTCTTTCCAGTTTGCAGCTGTCGAAGCAGGCAAAGATTGCAGAATGAACGATTTGCTTACGTCTGTTCTGATAGCAACATCACCAACTTGTGCGCTCAAAGCGAGCATTGCTGTTTCGCTATCAACGACATACGTTTCTGTGATTGCCACAGCAGGAATTATGCTCTCAACGAGCTTTCCATTGGCATCCAACACAGGCACGTTGCCTGCCGCTGTTCCAACATCTTTCGAAGCAGCTGACCCTAAACTGTCGACGACCTCTTGTTTTGCGGTCGCGATAGCGTCCGTCACACCCTTTTGAGATATGACCGCGGTCGTGCTTTGACCGGTTACCTGAACGATTGTGACCTTTGCCTGTCCCTCATCAACTAAGTCGTGCACGGAACCATCGTAGTTGCCCCAGATGGAGGCTCTCGAATTGACGATACCGAAGCACATGTAGCCAAGAGGGAGCTCTTCAGGCGTAGGAACGCTTGTACGGGCAGAGCCGTTAATGAGTTTCAGGTTAGTTATGAGTTCCAAACTTGCCATTTTATGTCTCCTTTCGCCCCCCCCATGTACTGGGTCCGGGCAGATTTTAGATTTTCGTTATAAGCAGCGTCGGGTTTTCGATTGCAAACTCCAAACTTGCTACTCGCTCTTCCAAGACACCAACGTCCTGCTTTGTTGCGAGTATCGGATTGACGAGAATAGGTTGTTCTGTGTTCACCCATTTGTCATCAACGTATTTCCAACGAGTGTTTGTCTCAAATACGTCTGCGTAGTCGCCCGTAAATGCCGAAGCCTTTTGCAAATCTTGTATTGTTGCGAAGTCGCCTTTGTACGAGTCATTCGATTGAATGAGCAATGTTGCAACACGTACTTTTGCAGGCTCTCGTTTTTTGAGCGTCGCATGAAAACTTTTCTCAACCACTGCCATTCAATTTGTTCTCCTTTTTGAGTATTGTGAGACCGCCATTATGAATGACTGTTATAGCCGTTTGAGCCGTCTTAAACTTTACCGTTATATCATACGTACATGTGCATGCGCTAAACCCAGACGTCAAACTCGAGTCAAGCGTAAGCGCAAATTGCGAACGACTTATCGACAAAAGCTCAATTTGCGTTTTGAGACGAGAGCAAGTAAAAATTACAGACTCAACATTATTGAGCGGCTCATCGTTTTGGTCAGTGATGTTATACAAAAACGAACCATAATCGCCTTGCACAAGCTCGATATCGTAGTCGTCTTTAAGTTCGACCATGCAGTCACAACCCATTGCTCTCACCTCCTTTTAGTATATAAGCACCTTCAATGCGACCTGAGCGTTCGAGTAAACTGTTACGTTACCCGTCGTCCAGTCGATTTTCGGTGAGTCGTACGTCTCTTCACCGTCAACGTATGTATGAACTCTCGGACGTGTTCCGCGTTTATGTGTTGCAGCAGGAATGCTGTACGAATAATTGCCAGCACTTCCAGTCCAAGAACTCGTTGTTAAATTGACTTCGTAATACCCTTTGAGCTGAGTGATGTCCGCCTGAGCAGTGTCCATTTCATCCTCAAGCGTTGTCACTCGCTGTCCAAGTGTTGAGGAGCTTCCGTTTAACGCTGCGACCTCATCTTCCAAGTTGTCAACGCGAGATTCGAGAGTGTCAAGCCTGTTCTTGTTAGATGTGATTTGATTTTGCTTGTCTGTGAGCTTAACGTTTATCACACCCTCTCTCGTATCTGTGTACGACTTAGCCGATGCCAACACTGTGGCGTCGAGCTGGTCAATCGCAGCCTTAATTGCGTTCTTGACTTGTGTGACAGTCGACATCAAGCTCAAACCGTCGGGAAGCGTCTTGATATCGTCGCACATTTGCATTAAGCCTGCCACAACGATATTCGCTTGTCTCAACGCCGAATTGACTCGCAACGCGCTTGCAGGGTCGCCAGCTTTGAAGCCGTCAACCCTTTGAGCGTCTGTTGCAAACACAGATGCAGACTGAACTTGTTGTCCTGCTGTGGGTGAGTCAACCCACGGTTTGAAGTTGTTTGCCATAAGCTTTGCTCCTTACGTTATTTGAGAGCTCGTTACTCTCCTTTGCCGGCCAAATCACTAAGTGTAAGCGTTTTCTTGCCGCCCGTGTTTTCGCCCGTTTTGTTTGCTCTCGTTTTGTCACCCTTTACGTCAGGCATTTTGAACTCGGTCTTCGCCTCAGTCACAGTGTTGAGGTCTTTCTGTTCAAGCTCATCGAGCTTGCTTTCGTCGACCTCTTCTGTCGAGCCAATGGTGAGCACCTTGTCTTTCGCAAGCGCCTTAACGCTCGCCCATTCCGCGATTTCGGCGGGATAGCGATGTGCGCCCTTGCGAATGAGCACCTGATGTTTAGGCCATTCGGGATTGACCTTGAGTCTGTCGGGAACGTGTGCGTCAGGGTTAGTGACGTCTTTATTTTGCAAACCCGTCGTGACCCGAATAGTCACATCCGATTGAATTTGTACGAACTTTGCCATTGTTGTGTCTCCTTTTACTCTTATTTATCTCAATCGACATCGTCGTTTGATATCATATAAACGCGCAACACCTCGCCTGTCAGGAACCTGCAAAAGTGCTCCTTGCTTGAGAGCGCCCTGTATAGTTCGACGTTCACTCTGTTCACGTTAAGTCGTGTGACTTCCTGACCCATGAACTTGAGAATGTCTCTCACATTGTCGAACATGTACTTGAGGTTTTCGTCAGATTTGTCATAGAAAACGAGAAAGAAGCGGCCTTTGTAAAGTGAGCGTGTATTTCGTTGTATGCTCGTTTTCTTGGCCACGTCGTTAGTCTTCTCCTATTTTAATATTCTCCAACTCTTCCTCAAACTTGTCATCAAGCTTATCGAGCTCGTCTTGTGTGAGCCCGAAGTTTATCTCGCCTTTGTTGACGTACTTCATAAGCGCTTGACCTGTGAGTTTAGGCGTCAGAACTCCCGCATCTTGAAGCTTAGCACACAAATCGATAAACGAGCTTAAGCCTTCAATTCTATCCTTGTCCTGCTTTTTGACGAGTAACGAGTCAAATGTGAACTCCACCTTGTCGTCAATGTCTTCGAGCTGAAAGAGCAACCCTAAGAACTTCTCATACACAGGCCGCAAATAGCTCTCGCATCTTCCGTTTATCGTTTCGTCATATCTCTCCAAAGCATCAACGTCATTGCTGAAGCCTTGCTTCAAGTCACCGAACAACACACCTTGCATCTCAACAGCTGCGCTTATCTGCCACATGTTTTGCTCGAGCAAGCTGCTCAAGCCTGTGAGTCCTGCAAAGCCGTGTTCCTGATAGTCGTCCTCTTTGTCTAAGAACGTGAGTGAGTTAAAATTACGACCCCAGTTCACCATCTCGAGTCGTTTTCTCAGTTGCTCCTCGTTCTCAGCGTCTTGGCCCATGAAAATGCCGCGCATGCCAGCCATCTTAATGACCTCGATGAGCGACTTATCTATCAAACTTTGTACGCTATTCTTGAGCTTTTCGTCTCTGCTCAGCTCACCAAGAATGTGAGCTCCTTCAGCGTAACCCCAACCTTGCAATTGCCCGTTCTTAATGAGCTTAGGCGCTGTTCGATGTTCGTATCGCAACACAAAGTCGTGATGCATCAGTTTTGTGACACCGTCAGCAAACGTCACATTATACATCTTCGGCTTTCCATAGTCAATCGAGTTCATATCGTCGACCATCTCAGAAGAAGGTGCTACGCCATACCAGCGGTCAACAACGTAAAAGCGCATAGTCTTTGCCTTACGCGCTTTCTCAATGTCCATAGGCTGTTTGTAGTCGTCGTCGCTAAAATTATCGAACAACATACACGCAATCGAGCCGCCGAAAAGTGAGCCCCATTGCAAGAGATTTATAAAATCTGTGCGCTTTGCTTGAAGCTTACGCATTACGTTTGAAAATTTCGGATTTGAGCCAGCGAGTGTGATGCCGCAGCGTATCATATCTTGTGACGGCTTATCAATCACACGTCTGAACACCCAACTCTCATTATAGAGCGCGAGCCACAACCACCAGTTGAGCGTGTCATTGTCGAAATTGTAGTTCGAGAAGTGCTCGCTCACCTCTTTGTTGCCAATAGACAAAAGAGAGTTGCCGTATGAGTCTTTCATCGGTACACTCTCTTTCGCGCTCTCAAATATTTTCTGTGCACTGTCTGTAACGCGATGTTCGAAGTCGTTACCTGCCCCGAGTTTCTCAGCTTTCATCATGAGCTCAAGCATCTCTTCTTGCAAACCGGGCATGTGTTGACCTCCTTCGAGTATAATCACAGAAGTGTTCTATTATACTTCTTAATTATATTATATCACGTTTTTTCACGAATGTAAACCCTTTTGATGCACTTTTTCGAAAATATTTTCTGCGTATACGCGTACATCTCGTGAGATATTCAGATATTGTGTACGTACACGTGTCATGTGTCATGATGTCATACGTCACACAGCATTATCGTATAACGACATTACAATATTGGTTACATTTCAAATCAATATTAAAGATGATATCTTCGAGTGAGCTTTTAAGATTTTAACAAATTTTGATAGTTATTATATATATATTATTTCAAAAGTAAACTATATTATATTTTTTTGTATATATCTTTTTTCTTAAAATAATAAAACTTAACTAAAATATACTAATAAAGATACTAGCTATTTTCGAAAGTAACCGACTGTCAAATTTTGTTTTATTTGAGCCTTTTAAGAAAAGTTCAAGTTGTTAAAACTCTTAAAATTCTCGAGACTTTTCGAGATTTTTTCAAAGTGTTTAAGAAGTTTTACGATTTTTGCAAAAAGATAAAATCACTTCTTAAACACTTTTCGATTACTTTCAAAAAAAATCTAAAAATGTATTAAAAATGATTGTACTTTTGTTTTAAGATGTGATATAATAGATTTAAGATAAGTTAAAAGGAGACTCAAATATGTCTAAAACTATTAGTGACATCGCACTATCTGTAGACCAACAGGTGCTCATTTCAAGACCTCTTGCAGACTGGCTACCTATACTTGCAGACGATTGTCAAGTATATCAAATCGACAATGGCGGCTTTCTTGCAAAAAGATTTTCACAAATCAATTTCAGTTTTTGTGATATCAAAACTGCGACAGAGATACTCATCGACAATCTTCATGCGTTACTTCGTAATAAATATTTTGTGATATTGACCGATGAAGCGCTTGACAGAACGATACAAATCGTGAATAAAATGACGACTAATTTGCGTGCAGTTCTCAAAACAGTAACGTTTAACAAACGCAATCTTGGTGAAAACAAAAGTCTGTTTTATATTCAAGAGATACCTGATGCCTGCATCGCATTTCGTAACGGTGTGTATGATTTTCGTAAAGCAAATTGGCTGTTCAAATATGACAAATTGCAATTGTCGACAGGCGCAACGCTTGTAGAATACGACAAAAATTATTTTGTTCGTTGGTACATCAATTATAATTTTGAGCCTCTCGATTTTTCACTCACAGATATTTCGCTTGAAGATTTCGTGCAAGTGTTGCGTGAGCTTAATGATGTCCAGCGCAATTATTGCTTCGAACTTGTATATAATATGAGTCATACGTCAGACCATAAATTTGACATCAATCGTTTTGAGCACATGTGTCAAATTTTAGGGTATACTTGTCTGAATTCTTTTTCACAACACTTTGTCATGCTAATCGGTGCAGGACAAAACGGTAAGAACTCGTTATTCGACGGTTGTTTTACGCCTCATGTTATACCTAAACCGTCTGCGAATGATTTGGATGCGATTGAGCAAGATAGATTTATCACAGGTACACTTGAAGGTCATGCGCACAATATATTTTTGGAGACATGTGCAAAGACATATCGTGAGTCTAAAAACATTAAATCACTTACAGGTTCTCCTGACCAAACAATCGAACACAAAAATATCGCAAAATATTCGGGCATCGTGAATTGTAAATTTGTATTTGCAGGCAATGATAAACAAGAGGTAAAATTCTCAGATACAACGAATGGCTTCCTTAGACGTATTAACATGTTCGAGATATTTTACACTTGGGACTCGAAAAAAGAGTTCTTGAAAAATGGAGATTATTATGACGCTTCATTTTCACAAGACTTGCGTGAACTTAAAAACGACCAGCTCAATACTACTATTTTCGTATATCTTGCTATGTATGGCATCAAATCTGCGACAAACAATTTTGAGAACGTATTTGAATTTACACATAATGAATGGAATGCCGAATATGCCGATATCGACCACGATCTGAAAAAAGTCGTTGAAAAAATCAAATGCGAACACATGCTTTCTTGGTGCAGAGCAAGCAAAGAAAACATGAATGTCGGCAAAACAGCAATATTCTCCGCTTCAACAAGACGCAATATTATTTATAGTATTGTCGATGAAAATGACGTTCAAATTTTTGGGTCGTTTGAGTCTCTTGTAAATGCATCGAAACACATTGATGAATTGAATGAAGACGTTTATTGTGGTTCAGATTATATCGAAGACATTGACGAATTATTCATAAGTTTGCCGTTCTTAAAAAACTTTCTTGACATTAGCACTTCACAAAGTATGTTTAATCGAAACTTGCAAAAAATTTATGGTACGAATTGTATTTCAAGAATGGGTGCAAATGTTGCTTGTATTCATTGCACATTCAAAAAAGGCAAATTGCAAATCATCAAATAAGGAAGTAATATTATGACTGAGAACAAAATCACTTGTGTATATTGCGGTCATGTGTATGTTAGACGTGCTCGATATGCATACTGTCCAAAATGTCACGCAGACCCAGACGAACCCTTAAATGAGTACTCCCAAGCTGCAGGTTGGTGCGAGCATTGCGACAATATTACTGCTCAAGAGTCTTGCAAAGAAACAGGACTTTGTCCGCTCGCTTAGTGCTGAGCATATTTCACATGCACGTACACACAAATCATTATAATTTACTCTTACACTTCCATAAATTTTCAAAAATTTTTTCAAAAAGTTACTCAAAGTAGTTTACTTTTGATGAAAGATGTGATATAATATAATCAAGATAAATCAAAGGAGATTTCAAATATGAAAACATTTGTACCTCACAAGATGCTCGCACTCAGCTTGAACACTCAGGCTAAGCTCGATAAGCAAATTCTGCGTGACAAGCACGACGCAATTCTCAACGCATTTGTATTGGACATGAAGCAGATGCTCATTGACAAAGAGTTCGTTGCTCTCAATAAAGAGCGTTCTGAAAGAAAGTGCTATATGCCCGCATCTGCAAGTGAGTTGAACGACTTGCTTTACAAAATCGAAACTACACTTCACAGCACGCCTTTCGATGTAAACGAGTACTTCAGCATATGCGCATTGCTCGTTGCACAACTCTCAGACAAGCTCATTGCGCTCGTTCAAACGATGTGAGGCACAAATCATGAACGCGAACGCTCACAAGTCTCGCATGCATTACGAGTATCACACTCGACGTGAGCATACGCTCGAACGCATAGTGTTGAACATGCTCGAAACACATCGTAATGTACGTGAGCTTGCGAGTTATTATCGGGTTCCCAAATCGACGCTTTACGATTGGCTCAAATCTGCAGAACGCTATCTGCCCTATGACTTATATTCTCGCATGCAGAACGAGCTTTATTTGCATAAATGCAAACAATGCAATATCTGGAACATCGGCGACCCGCTTTACTATTGCACATACGACGATGGTCCATTAGACTAAAAGGAGGTCAAAACATGTTCGAACATCTTGAAAAAATGCGTCAAGAACTCGCTCAACAACACCGCTGGGACGCTCGCTTTATGCGCGTTACACAAGAGATTGCGACTTGGTCGAGTTGCATTCGTCCCGGACGCCAAGTCGGTGCTGTGATTGTGAAAGACAAACGCATTCTCACGACCGGCTATAACGGCGCACCATCAGGCATTGAGTCTTGTGCAGAGAAAAATCAATGTCTGCGTGAACTCGCTCACATTGAGTCCGGCACTCGACAAGAGGTTTGCTTTGCGATACATGCTGAACAAAACGCATTACTGCAAGCTGCAAAGCTCGGCATCAGTGTTGACGGTTCGACTCTGTACTGTACACATCAGCCTTGCTCAATATGTGCTAAGCAAATCATAAACGCAGGCATCAAACGAGTCGTCTATCTTGAAGGCTATCCCGACGATTTCGCCTTAAAGCTTTTGCATGAGGCGAACGTTCAGCTCGACAAATTCAACGTATAAATCAGCATCAAAAGGAGATAAATCTATGCAACCCAACTCTTGTCCTGTTCTTACAGCAGAACAGAAAGTCGCCGTATTCAAACGCGAGCTTTCGTACATCAAAGACCTCGAAATTCGCACTCTCACAGAAGAGCTTATCGGCACAATTCCGAACTACTTCTTCGACATTCCTGCATCGTCTACGGGCAAATATCACCCCGACTATGCGCTCGGTCAAGGCGGACTCGTTCGTCATACGAAAGCTGCATGCTTGTTTGCGAATATTTTACGCACGCCCAATCCGTTACAACTTTCTGAGTACGAACTCGACTGTGCGATCGCTGCACTCATTATGCACGATACACGCAAGTCAGGCATCTCCGACGAAGCAAAGTCACAATACACTCGCTTTGACCATCCTGTTCTTGCCGCAGAAGCTGTAAGAACGCACTTCAATTTCGACGAGCCTTTCCTTAGTGTTGACGACATGGCGAAGAACATTCAACTCATTCTCAACACTATCGCTCGAGGCATCGAGTCGCACATGGGTCAGTGGAACACTTCATCTTACTCGCCCGGCGTAACACTTCCCGTTCCTTCCGACCCGTTGCAGCATTTTGTTCACATGTGCGATTATCTCGCATCTCGTAAAGAGCTCGACATCAAGAATTTGTTTTGAGCGCCATGCAAAAGTCTCATCCTACGGCAATACATCTGAAAGACCTCGACCAACACAAGCCTGAGCATGATGCTCCTGCTCAAACTGAGCCTGACTTGCGTGAGCAGTTCATTAAGTCAAACCCGAAGAGCATTCCACATGAGCTCCAGCTGATGTTGGTCGATATTCAGACAGAGTTCGCTCAATATCTTGTATCACCTCAATGCAAACTCTCAAATGACGAGGCGAATAATCTCTGGTTTGTCGTTCGAAAGATTTTCAGGAGTTATGGTCTGGAATAACTCACGTATACTATATAATATATACGAGTATACGCACGTGTACACGTGAGTTCACCAGATTAACTCTGAGACATCTTGCAGCTCTTATTTAATATTCTTATTATCTCACAAGTTGTTTTCTCTGATATATCTCAGAATAATTCTTGATACATTTGCAAATCTCAAAATTGCTTCAAAATTTTTTCTCAAAATGTACACAAAAGAGTTTACATTTGAGAAAAAATGTGATACAATATAATCAAGATAAAATATTGCCGAGTCGCCAAGTGGTTAAGGCATTGGACTTTGACTCCATCACACATACGTTCAAATCGTATCTCGGCAGCCATTGTCCAGACGGTTCGAGTCCGTCCGCTGATTAGAAGGAACGCTAATTATAATGGCTATGGACACGTGCTTCAGTGGCTCAATGGCAGAGCAGGTGATTTGTAATCATCAGGTTGCAGGTTCGACTCCTGTCTGAAGCTCCATCCCCGTGAGATGAGGCGTGATTAGTATGAGAATACGTCAATGCCAAGAGTCTCTAAGAATAAGAATGCTGGCAATTTGGGAGCCTGACCTTTTGTATCAGCATTTTCGCCAGAGAAAATGGATTGACGACCTGCAAAGACAAGTGACTGTTCGGAGAGACGAACATATATTTGAGTAAAGGAGGTTGTCATGGCTCGTACACCTGTCAAGAAAAAACAGCAAGAACTCGCAGCACAAGAACGTGCTTTGCAGATTGCTCAAGACAATGTCAATCAAATCGAGCTTGCATATAAGCAAGAGCTTGAAACGAACCCTGACTTCTCTCTTGTTGTTGACCCGCTCAACAAATATAATTTACCCGTCAAGACAAAAGAGTTCGTCAGGCATTACATTGAACATCGCAACATTGCGACAGCTGCAGTATTCTGTCACATTGAAAACGATGAGGCACTTGAGATTTTTACATCATTCCCAGTTCAACAAGAGATTAGACGCATCTCTCGTGCATTGTATCATCGTCAATTCTCGAAAAAGATGATGTCGCTTAACGAGATAGGCGGTTATCTCACATCGCTTATTGAGGACAGCGAAATTCCTGCCGCCGACAGATTATCGACTCGCGATAAGCTTGCAGTAATACGCATGCTTATTGAGCTCAATCAAATGAAGCTCGCATCGATGGGCGACCCGTCTGTGTTGATGATGCGTGATGTGAATATTCTCGTCAAAGATTTGAGTGTGGGAGCAATTAAAGCATTACTCGAACAAAGCAAACCTTCGACTCCGCCAAATCGTGACATCGTAACTGCAACAAACACGATGCGAATTCAGAATTCTGAACCGGTTCTTACACCTGAAGAGGCTGCATACATTGAGTCTCTTCCTGCAGATGAAGCACTTGCTCTGCTTAACGAGCAATACAAATAAAGGAGGCACCAAATGAACAAGCAAATTTACAAAATCGCCGGCGTAACAGAAAACGACTTCAAAACTTGGTGCAAAGATACCGGGCGAAAGGCGTACAAGCCTGAAAGCAAAACGGAGTTCTTTGCTCGTCTTGCCGACGGTCGTCTCGTACGTGACGAAAAAACGCACAAGCTTATCACTAAACGTAGGAGCAAATAATCATGGCCAACACGGAGACGAACGATATGAAAGTTCAAGCATCACAATTTTTCACTCTCAAAATTTATTTGCATCGACGCAGACGCCCGATAGAACTCGACGGTTTGACGCAAGATGAAGTGAATAACTTCAACACAAACGCAACCGCAAAGATGTTCGTTAAGTACGGGCCTGTGTTGATTAGAACTGAAGCAATCGACTACGTCGTAATTACACCCTCTCACTAAGCCGAGTATTTTCAAGTCGAGATACTCGGCTTTGTCATCTCAAAAAATTTAGTAACTTTCCGAAAAATTTTTTGAAAAAAGTACTCAAAAGTAGTTTACTTTTCGTTTCAGATGTGATATAATATAATCAAGATAAAAACAAGGAGGACCATACAAATGGCAGACATCTACACGATTGATGCTACGGGCGGTAAGTTCACGCAAAAGCGTTTCAACGAATTCTGTTCGTACATCAAAACGGAGAACGAGCTCATACATATCGTCGTCGATGATATCGATGAGTGCGTTCCCTACAATCAGCTCAGGGCGTTGCTTGAAACGAAAGAGCTTGCCGAGATTTTTGAGAGCAAACCGAACGATATATGTTCGTTTGCTTGCGAAGATGCGGCACTCATCGTCGACACAAACGACGTAACCTGGTGGCAGAAACAAAAGGACGGCAAGTTCGTCAGGACCGAAAAGCTTTTCTCCGAGGTGCAAATCAACACTGCGTCTCAGCCCAAAGAAAAGAAAGAAAAGACTGCAAGTTCCGCGACAAGCCGTTCTCGTACTCTCAAAATCGCAGCAGGCGTTCAAGAGGGCGCCGACATCAACGAGCTTGAGCTCTTTGAAGGCGACAACAAGTCTTGTGTTGCATTCATCAACGAATACTTCGCAAAAATGAATATTCGTTCGAGGTTCGATGAAAACAAGACTGTGAAGTTCGTTGTTGATTATCATGACGACGAGGAGCTTTGTATTTCGACAAACTGGAAGACAATTGACGAACTCGAACTTGAAGGCGTGGTGCAGATCGTATGAAACTTTCACACTCAAAACTCGCAAAGATAATGTCTTGTCCTATGAGCTATCGACTTACTTACGAGCTTGGCATTTGGACGAAAGTCGAAAAGCCTGCTCTGAGTATTGGCTCGGCAGTTCATTGGGGCATCGAACACAACACATGCGACTTAAGCTCGTACTTCAAAGAGCAAGGCACCTTCAAGCAGGGCGACACATACACAAGAGAGCAGCTCTTATCGGAGGCGATGGTGTACGGGTATCTCAAACACAAAGATGAGATATTCGAACAAATTCTTGTCGACCCCGACAATCCGGACGAAAAGCTCGTTTTGGAAGACGAAACGCATGAGCTTTACGTGACGGGCAAGCTCAAGTCGTTCTTGCAAAATCAGGACCATCACGATTTTGTGGGCATAGTCGACCTGTTGTTGCTCACAAACAAAGGGTTCGTCGTAATCGACTACAAAACATCGACGTACGAACCTGACTGGGACGGTTATCTTGACCAGATTTATCGCTACATCTTCATGTTACAGTCCGAGTTTCCGGACGTTCCGGTCGTAAAGGTCGGCATCATCAACATCAAGAAGACGGCGATACGTCAAAAGAAAATGGAGAACGAGTCCGAGTTCTTCAATCGAATGAAGTTCGAGTACGAAATCAATACGGAGAATTACGTGAACTATCACGAGTTTCCGAAGAAAGACATTGACGAACGTTTGCTCAATTCGTACATCGAGAATTTATCTATCATGGCGGACGCGGCTCAGACGATTGTCGACAACAAGTTGTTCTTTATTAACTTCTCGAACGCAAAAACGTCGTACGGCAAGTCGGACTTCTACGACATATTCTATCACACGCCGAATGCGTACGTGTTGTACGCTATCACCGATTTTGTCTGGGACGAAGATGAAAAATTATTCAGCGACAGACGTGATTGCATTGAACTCGATATGCGATGTGCCGATGCAGATTATGCAAAAGTTCTGAATAAATATTCATTGTTCGAACCCTTGTACATCGAGTATTTTAAGGACAAAATCGCGGACGAAACAACACTCATGCAATTCGTTGAATATCTTCGTTCGCAATACTACATCGACGACGACTTGATTTTGCTTTATCTCAAAACGCTTAATATGAAGCAAAAGGTCGTTAAGGCATTCGGCTGCGTGAACGTCAACGAAAAGTACGACAATCCGTTGTACTCGTTCAATCAAGAAAAGGAGGTAGAAAACGATGACACGGAAACCGAAACCGAAGCTTCCGCTGGCGAATAACTGTCGAGCTTTGAGCAAAGACGAACTTTCGTTCATGAACGCGAAGTATGAATTTTGGATTGACGGCGACAATGTGTGCGTTCGATGTACGAATAGAGCTCGTATCACGTATCATCCGAAGAACGAAAAGTTCAGCATCAACATCAAGCGCGTTCGTAAAATCACATACAACGTCGTTGCAATCGAAATGTTCGAACGCTTTCAAGCCGATGATACTCGCAAAAAGTATTCGCTGACGGACATCCAAAACGCGCTCAACATCTTGCGCATCACCTATCAGCCGATAGACGAAGAGCATGTGTTGGCATTACTCAACAAATAACAAGATAAAGGAGAACCTATATGAAACGTATCAAGATGCTTCTCTACGGAGAGCCCGGCGTAGGCAAGTCTGTGTTTGCCTTGAAAGCGCCGAAACCGTTCTTTGTCTGCACAGACGGGAACTATGAATGGCTGGACGAGTTCGGTGCAGACCCGAACGCGCATAAAAATGTATCGTCCTGGGCCGACATGAAGGACGTTTTGGAGTCCGACTTTGACGGTTACGAAACCGTTGTGGTTGACTTGCTCGAAGACGGCTTCAAATGGTGCGAGCAGGAGTACTGCGTTCGTAACAAAATCGAGCATGTCTCGGATGTTGGTTACGGCAAAGCGTACGATGCAACGAGGAACGAGTTCTTCATCACCATCTCGAAGCTGCTTTCGATGGACAAGCACGTCATTCTCATCTGCCACGGCATTACGTTCACAACGAAAGACCGCCGTGGTGTTGAGCATACTCGTTATGCGCCCAGCTCGCGTATTCCGGACAAAGTGCTCGACATGATTGAAGGCAGAGTTCGTTACTGCCTGAGATGCTACACGGCAGCGGAAGAAGAGCCCGACGGAAAAATCACGAAAAAACGCTTCCTCTCGCTCGTTCCGAAAGAGAACGAGTTCGGAATTATCAGAGGAGTCGACGAAAACGCAATTCCTCACGACATTCCGCTCGATTTTGACGAATTCGCAAGAGCAATCAAACTCAATCTCGACATTCCGGCACCGACAAAAACTTCCGCACCTGCTCAGGCAAAACAGAAACCTGCGAAAGCAGAACCTGCACCCACTCCCGCACCTGTCGAAGAAACAAAACCCGAAGAAACTTCCGCGCCCGAAACCGCAGCACCGCTCGATATGAAAGCAAAGCTTGCAGCGCTTAAGGCGAAAAAAGCAAACCTCGACAACGCAACACAGGCGGCACCTGTTGCAGAACCTCAGCCTGCACCGAAACAGGAAACGCCTGTCGCTACGGGCGATGTCACAACTCAGCCCGATGTTGAAGTAAAGGTAAGCGAAAACGCACCTTACGAAGACAACAACATTCCTCAGACTCCCGCTGCAGAGCCTGCACAGGAAACAGTCACGGTTCAGCCGGATGACAAGCTTGCAGCAATCAAAGCAAAATTAGCCGCAATGAAGGCGAAAAAATAAGGAGAACTCAAAATGGCAAATAACGAAAAAGACATGAAGAACCTGTTCAATCAACTCGACGAACTGCTCGGCGCATCCGACATCAAAGACGTAAGCGCCGAAAGTTCCGGCTTCGCGCAACTCAAAAACGGGTATTATCTCTGTGAAGTCAAGAAAGCAGAGCTCAAACCGAGCAAATCGAGCGGAAAGCTTATGGTCGCATTCCAGCTCAAAGTCGTCGAAGACGGCACGGACTTTACGTTCGACGCAAAATCGAGACCGACGCCGGTTACGCTCAAGGGTACGAAAAATCGCACGATTTTCAAGTACTTCCCGTTCAGCGACGAGAACTCCGTACGGCGCTTTGTTGCGGACATGCTCAAATTCGAGGGCGACGAACCCGGCGTTCCTCTTCTGACGAAGGAGTACTTTACGAACTCCGAACTCATCGAAGACGCACTCGAGGTTCTTACCGGCATGAACATCTACGTGCACAACGACGTTTCGACAAAAGACGACGGCACCGAAAGTGCATGGGTCAACTTCGTCAGCTGGGCAGCCGCGGCAAAGCTCGGATTGAAGGTGTAACGCATGAGTGCTATCGATACATTAGAGTCGATAGTCAATTGCGAGCTCGTTAACTACGACTTCAGATATTGCTTCGTAAACCGTTCGAAAATTCCATACAAACCGGACGGTTTCGAAGCAAGAACTGATGTTGTGACAGACTTTGTAAAGCTTGAGGAATTGATGGAGTCGCCGATGTTGACTCGAAAAAGAATTGTCGGCATCGGCATCTCAATTCAAGCAAGTAAAGTGTGTGCGATAGACGTTGATGGTTGCTTTGCAGAACCGTTCAATTTTGACACAATCGATGAACGAGGACGTGAAGTGTTGGACTTATTCGAAGACGTGGCGTATTGTGAGTTTAGCTTTTCAGGCAAAGGAATGCGAGTACTTTTCTTGCATGATTTGATTGAGAATTACGCTGACACATACTACATCAAAAATTCGAAAGTCAACATTGAATACTATCAGCCGTCAAAGTCAAATCGATTTGTGACTGTAACAGGTCGTTACATAAGCAATAATCCGATACAACACACTGCAGGCACAGATGTTGCGCTCAATCAATTCCTCGAACGCTTTATGGTTCGCCCGCCAAAGCCTCAAACCCAATCGCTTGTAGCAGATGACAACATCGACTTTGAGGAGGCGATTAATAAAACTGCTCGACTCTATATTACAAACTCAAAATTCCAGTCTTTGTGGTTCTCGAAAGCTCCGGGTGCAGGACGAGATGAGAGCGAACGAGATTATCAAATCGTTGCAATGCTTTACGAGAACGTGACGACGGACGAAGATATGATAAGACAGTTATTCGAAACGTCGCCGTATTTTCAGAGCAAAGACGAAGACCACTTGCGAAAGTGGATGAACAATGACTACAGGTACCTTAAGTACATGTATTCGCATTTAAGATGAAGGAGAACAAAATCATGAAAGAACTTAATCAAGAGCAGAAAAAACGGTTGAAGATTGGCTCGATGTTCGGCATCGGTGGACTCATCGGACTCATCGTAACAATCGTTTGTTTCGTCATTCGTGCCTCGAAAGTGAGTCAGCTTGATGCACTCGTAAAAGGGACGTATGAGTATCAAACAAATCATGTCGCACTTGAGTCCGCGATTTCGACAAGCACGATATTCGGTGTCGTGTTTCTCATTATCACAATAACTTGTGTTGCGATGGCTGTGTTTGCGCTTTATAAGGCAGGCATTTTCGATAAGGAGGAGACAAAATGAAAATCTATTTTGCAGGCGGCTGGTTCAGTCCGGCTCAGGAAGAAGAACATACTCGCATAGGAAACTTCCTCGAACGTCGCAAAAATCTCGAGGTCTTCAATCCCAGAACCGCTGGTGGAGACTTCAAAGTCGGTAAAGAGACCGACCACATGACTCAGGTCTTGCTCAACAACTGCAAGGCGATTGACGAGGCGGACTTGGTTGTTGCAATCACCGACTACAAAGACATGGGCACGCTTTGGGAATGTGGTTATGCGTACGCAAAGCAAAAACCCGTAATTTACTACTGCGAAACACTCGGCGATAAGCCGTTCAATTTGATGCTCGCTAAAACGGGCAGAGTTGCAAGAGATATCGATGAGCTTGAAAATTTGCTCGTCGATAAAGACTCTTACGTGTTCAAGCAGGTACACTCTTTCGATGGGCTGGTGGAATGATGGACGAATTATTCTTTAGCAAAGAAAAGCTCCTCGAAATGTACAAGCTCAAGAACATTACGAGGTACAATCACAGAACACGACTGAAAGATGAGAGCGTCGCGGAGCATTCGTTTTTTACGACGCTCATTACACTCGAATTGTGCAAACGATTTGAACTCGATAATGAGTCGATGCTTGCATGTATTCTCAAATCGTTGTTGCATGACATGCCTGAAACGGAACTCAACGACATCACATACGATGTAAAGGTCGCGCTCAATCTCTATCCGTTGCTCAAAGTTTACGAAGACAAGTACTTCGAAAAGCATTTTCCGGAACTCGCAAAACTGATGAACGATGAAAGCGAAAACACAGTAAATCTCATCGTAAAGTACGCAGACGCAATGTCTGTGTTGCAGTATGCGTATAACGAAATTGAACTCGGCAACGTAACATTCGAAGCAATCAAAGACGAAACGCTTGAACGTCTCAAAACAATCGAGCAAAGACTTAAGGAGGTCATGAAAAAATGAAAAATCTCGCACCTTATTCGGCAGGCTACTCGGACGTCGACGTAAGCATTGTCGACTATGACAAAAATATCGCAAGACATGCGTGGAACTGCTACAGAATGACGTGGCGTGAATTGCAAGACGTCGAATACGACGTAAATGATAAACGTGTTCGTGAAGCAATTCGCAACATCATCGCATTCAAAGCGTTGCCCATGCCTCGTGAACAGGCGCTTATGACGTTCAGAATTGAGAATGTATCTCGTGTTTGTCTTGCGCAAATCACACGTCAACGCAAAGCGGCGTTTAACGTCGAGTCTCAGATGCCGCAGCCTGTTGGGCACAACGTAATCATTCCGCTCAACATCTGGCAGGACGAAAATCTGCGCAAAGAGGCCATCGAACTTTGCGAAGCCTCGCAAAACTTTTACAACAAGCTCGTCGACATGGGCATTCCGTATCAGGACGCTCGTTACATGCTCATTCACGGACAGACCACATCGTTTGTGTATGTCGTCGATATCAATACATTTTGTGGCTCGTTCGGTATGCGTTGTGAGAATAATCTGAGCGACGAAATCAATCTCGTCTACAGACTGTGTCTTCACAGAATGCTTGAACAACTCGAAGAAGACTATGAAAGCGGTGACATCGACGAACTCACGTATTTGTTCTACAAGGACATTCTTGCCGGCTGCGACTGTCAGGGCGCAAAACAGAGAAAAGGCATGAACACCGACAAAGTATTCGGCAACTCGTTTATGCGCTTCAACGATGCAAACGAAGAAGTTACAGCAGCAACCGTGAATTGCACATGTGACTTCAAAAAGAGTGCTTGGTATGCCGAACTCATGCGTATGTATGACAACGAAGAATTCGAGCTCTTATTCCCTGGCGAAAAAGAGATGATTGAACGTTGGAAGGCGGGTATTTTCAATGAAACTTAAAGTCTTCAACATCGAACTTGACGGCATCGACAAATGCGGCAAAGACTCGGTTAGACCGTATGTGTTTTATCTCGAGCCCGGAAAGTATTTGTGCAGAGCACGCGGTTTAATTTCGCAAATCGCGTATGCAAAGCTTTACAAACGAAACATCGAATGGGACGGCGCAGATTATGCAAAGAACACGCTCTTTGTGTTGCTCGAAGTCAACAAACATGATTGGGAAATTCGTTGCAAACTCACGAATGAACCGAACACGGGCTTCACATACGAAGAGATGACTCAAGCATTTAAGCTTGCGCTTTATGAGCTCAAAGAACGTTTCGACATTCCGGAAAATCAAATACTCGTGTTCAACACTTCGGAGTACACGCCGTATGCGATTGCTGACGAAATCAAGACACATCTTGAGTATCTGAACAATCAAAACTAAGTCACAGATTTACTTCTGAGACACTTAATGCGAGGTCTAAATATTCCTATTACACCCTCATTAAAGTGTCTCAGAAGTTAAGCCAGATAAACAGGAGAACATCACAATGCCTACGTTTACTAAATCACAATACGAGCTCATATCAAGTATACTTTGGTGTTTACCCGAAGATATTTGTATATGCGATGATGCTGCAGGAGGTATGACAAATTCGAGTATTTTGATTGACGTAAAGTCAAAAAAGTACATAATTCGACTTCCCGGCAAAGGTTCGAAAGAGCTCATCAATCGTGCGCAAGAGTATCGTGTCTACAACTTTTTGCACAATCTCAAGTATGACAATCTCACAGTTTTCATCTCGCCCGATGGCATGAAAATTACGAAGTACATCACAAACCCTCGTAATTGCGACCCGAACAAATCAACCGACGTTATGGCGTGCATGACAAAACTTCGTGAGTTTCACGAGCTTGAACTTAAACCGAACGTCGAGTACTTCTCATTAACTGCCAACATCGACAGATACCGCGAGCTTGCAAAAATTCGCAATCACACTCCTCGTCAAAAATACGAAGAGGTGTACAATCGATGCCTGCAAATCGCAGCTTGGATTGAACGACAGCCTCGCAAGTGTTGTTTATGTCAAATCGATGCAAACCCAGACAATGCAGTTTTTGCAGGCAGCTCTGGAATACCAACGCTTATCGATTGGGAGTATGCAGGTTTGCAAGACCCGCATGTTGACATTGCAATGTGGGCGACGTATTGCAACTACAGTACGGAACAGTTCAACACAATCATGAGCAACTACTTTTGCAAAGACATCGACAACGATACTCGACATAAGATTTACGGGTACGCCGCTCTTGCAGGAATGCTCTGGTATAACTGGTGCATTTACAAGCAAAATTGTGGCGTGACATACGGCGACTACACGAACAATCAATTTGAGTACGCCGACAAATACTCGGACATCGTGCTACGATACATCAAAAACAAAGAATGATGCAATTGCCCGACAAGCTCGGGCTTTTGCTATCTCTTCATTCAAGTTCTTGAAAATATTTTTGAAAAGTTGTATCAAAGTAGTTTACTTTTGAAAAAAAGTGTGATATAATATAACTAAGATAAATAAAGGAGGACCTTAAATGGCACATGAAATCAAGTCCGCGATAATTCTCGCGGCAGGTCGTGGTAAACGACTTGAAAACCTGACTGACGAACAACCCAAGCCTTTGTGTAAAGTACGAGGTGAAGTGTTGATTGAACGTCTCATTGAACAGCTTCAGGCAAAAGGCATAGACGATATCTATGTTGTTGTCGGCTATAAATACTGGAAGTTCGACTATTTGAATGAAAAGTATGGCATTACGCTCGTATATAACAAAAAGTGGTTTTGTACGAACAACATCATCTCGTTCATTAAGGGCTATGAAGTACTTTCTCGTTGTTCAAAGTCGTATGGCACAGTTATGCTCGATGCAGATTTATACATCGAAGATGACAGTGTAATCGAAATGAAAATCGAACGTTCTGGGTATTATCTCGAATATTGCGAAGATGCTGAACGTTGCGCAAAAGAGTGGGTCGCAAATATCTCTGGCGCAGTAAGACGTAAAATTCATCGTGTCATAACAGACGGTTCGTGCAAATCTGGTTATGTCTTACGTTCATTATCGTTCTGGACGCCTATGGACATGGCAAAACTTTATGAACTCGCAAAGGAAGCGACAAAAGACGGTAAGAATATGCAATGTTACATTGACAACATACCTTGTGTGTTGTATGACGATAAATTCGACCTTTGTGCATACGTTGCAGACAAACCTGCATTGCTTGAAATCGACACAGTGCTTGACTATAAACAAGCAAATAAGGAGAATGACAATGAAAAAAATTCGTAAACAACTCGCCAAGTTTGACAAGACAATCTTGTTTATTCCGGCAATAATCGTAATTGCATTGGGTGCGCTCATCACAATCTTTGCAACACAAGCTGAGACTGTCATTATGACAGTTCGTACATTTATCGGCGACAAGTTTGGCTGGTACTATTTGCTGTTCGGGCTTGCTGCATTTTTGCTTTTACTCTATCTCGCATTCTCAAAGGTCGGCAAAATTCGTCTCGGTAAAGAGACAGACAAACCGATGAAGCTTGGAACGTATGGCATTTTGATTTTCACATCAACTATGGCTGCGGACATTTTGTTCTATGCAATGCATGAATGGACGTATTACTTCAACTCGAGCAATGCACTTACAGGCGCAGGTTCGACAGACCAGATACTCAACTCATCGACTTACACGTACTTCCATTGGGGACTCATCCCTTGGGCGTTCTACCTTGTGTTGGCAGTTGTGTACGGGTTCATGTTCTTTACTCGCAAAAAACGTGATGCACAGGGCATGGGTCAAATGTGTCTTCCGCTTTTCGAAAAAACAGGTCGGCCGAAACTTGCGAACGAACTCAAATCGACAACAAACGTTATAGCAGTAGTTGGACTGTTGCTTGGAACATCGACGACGTTTAGCGTGACAACACCACTTATGACTGCCATTGTCTGCAAACTCTTCGGCATCGCGTCATCTCCAGCAATCTCGGTCATAATACTTTGCATCATCGCAGCAATTTACACAGCCGCAGTGTTGGTCGGGCATAAAGGCATCTCGATTGTCGCAAAGATAACAACGATTTTGTTCTCATTACTTTTAGCGTTGTTCTTCATTATGGGCAACCCATTATTCATTCTTGAGAATGGTATTCAGGGCATCGGAAACATGTTCGTAAACTTCTTCAGCATGGCAACTTGGACAGACCCTGCTCGTGTATCGGGTGGATTTGTGCAAGACTGGACGGTGTTTTACTGGGCGTACTGGATTGCTTGGTGTGTTGCGACACCGTTCTTCATTGCGAAAATCTCGAAAGGTCGCACAATCAAGCAAGTGTTATTACAAGGCGGTACAGCAGGTTTGCTCGGAACGTTTGCAAGCTTTACGATTTTCGGTGGTTTCGGAATGAGTGCTCAAGCATCGGGTTTTGACTTTGCAGGAATGATTGCTTCGGGCGCGTCACCTGCACAATGCATCATCGAGTTGATTTGTTCGAAAGGTTCGGGCTTCTGGTACATCGCACTTCCTCTGCTTTTGCTCACAATGTTCGGGCTTTACGCTTCGACATTCGATGCTTTGACAGATGTTGTGAGTTCATTCTCGTACAAAAAGCTTGACATTGACGCATCGCCGTCAAAGCCAGTAAAGATTTACTGGGCGCTGTTATTCTTAGTGTTGCCGATTGCGCTCATATTCTTAGATGGCACAAATCATTTGCTTCAATCAATGGCGATAATCGGTGCGTTTTTGCTAACGTTCATTATGATATGCATCGTGATTTCGTTCTTTATTGAATTAAAACGACATAACGCAAAACTCAACATAGACGAGGAGGCCGAAAATGATACGACAGAAGATTAAGTTACTCAAAAAACAGATGCCTGTCGAAATACGACTTAAGCAAATCAAACAAGTTTGTGTGAGACTGCTCAAAGCGTTCGCAGAAGTTTGTGCAAAGTACAATCTCAAATGGTGGGTCGACGGCGGAACATTGCTCGGAACAGTTCGAGATGGTCACATGATACCGTGGGATGACGATGTTGACGTTACGATGCCTTGTGAAGACTACACAAGATTGCTCAACATCGCAGAACGAGACCCGCAAATCTTTGGCGCAGCTTACTTCTTTCAGACTGCGAGAACAGACAACTGTTTTGAAGTTCATGCAAAACTTCGTGACAAATTCACGACTGCATTGACTGAACGAGAATATCGAGGCTCGCACAACAAAGGCATGTTTCTCGACATCTTTCCGCTTGACAATGCGCCTGAGTTGTTGCAAGTTCGTGAAGATATCGCAGGTTTCGTCAAGACCGTCGCAAAGCATACGGGACAAGATGTCGAACCTCGAGTTCCTGGCTATTACTGGGACATGCTCAATTCGGTTTTGAAAGACGTTCATGAACGAAACGAACACTCTGAACACATCGCAAATATGGTGTTTTGGCGATACGACCGAGAGCACATCATCTTGAAAAAGTCATGGTATGAAAAGACGGCTGCAATGCCGTTCGAAGGTATGATGGTGCCTGTGCCGTACATGATGGAGCAAGTGTTGAGCACTTGGTATGGTGGGTCATGGGAAACGCCTCAAAAAGTCAACAACTGTCATCGAGGTTACGTCGACCCGTTCACATCATACAAAGAATACGACGGACTCACAAAAGAAGAGTTCGAGTATCTCATAAAATAATTTGCAAAATTGTTCGAAAAGTGGCTTAAAGTAGTTTACTTTTCGAACAATTTGTGATATAATAAATATAAGATAAGTAAGGAGAACTGACTATGAAGTTCAAAAAATTTAGAGAGGACGTCAAGACTCCGGCAAAGTCGCATTTACCTGACGTAGGTTTAGATTTGTTTATGCCTGAGGCGTTTGACATTGAGCCGCTCGAAACAAAAACGATTGGGCTTGGCTTGGGCGTTGCAATTCCTGAAGGTTTTGCCGGAATGCTCGTACCTCGTTCTTCGATTGCAGCAAAAGGACTTGTCATTCAGACATCGATAATCGACCCCGATTATACGGGTGAATTTCATGTTATCGTGACAAACTGCTCGAACAAGACACAACACATCGAGCGTGAACAGCGTTTGTGCTCGCTTGTGATGTTCAACGCACTCAATGCACGTGTTGAGCTGGTCGAGAACTTTGAGCAAACAGAACGTGGAAACGATGGACTTGGGAGTAGTGGAGTATGAGACGAAACATTGTCATTTTCGACTTTGAGGTCTTCAAATTCGATACGCTTCTTGGAGCAATCGTTTTGAGAGACGATGATGCTGAGGTGTTTCAGACGTGGAATTTAGCAGAGATGATTAAGTTTTACGAAGCAAATAAGCAAAGCATCTGGGTCGGTCATAACAATGCGTTTTACGACAACTACATCTTGCAAGAGGTTGTTCGCGGACGTAGTTCGCCCAGCATCAAAAAGAAATCTGACGAGCTCATTCAACATTCTCGTAAGTCGTATCTCGATATCACGTTGCATTGGTACGACTTGATGTCTCAGCACATGATTGGCTTGAAAACAGTTGAGTGTGCGGTCGGTAAGGACATCTCGACGTCAGAAGTCGACTTCAACACACCTCGACTTTTGACGGTTGAAGAGAGAGCTAAGACTGAGTCGTATAACAGAGACGACCTTGACCAAACGCTCGACGACTTCTACAACACTTTGTCGGAGTTTACGTTGAGACTTGACATCATCAACGAGTTCAAACTTCCGCTTGATGCATTGCATGCAACAGGGACGCAAGTTGCAGAGATGGTTCTTCATGCCGAAAAGATTGACGGCATCGAAGATTGGTACGTTCCTCCGACAGTCTATCCGACACTTCAGGTGAAAAATCAGCAAGTGTTGGACTTTTACTTAAACGAAGATTTTCGTAAGGGCAAGAACTTAGCACTTGACATTTGCGGAACGCCGCATAAGCTTGGCGCAGGTGGCATTCACGGAGCACTTAAAAAGTATCACACAGATTGGGCGTATTACTTCGACGTTTCTGGGTACTACAATCTCGTGATGATAAACTACGATTTGCTTCCTCGTTCGATACCTGACGAGTACAAAGAGTTCTACACGTACATGTATCACGAACAACTCAAGCTCAAAAAGACAGACCCGAATAAACGTTGGGTGTACAAGGTGATTTTGCTTTCGGTGTTCGGCGCAATGACAAATCAATGGTGCAAGTTCTACGACCCGAATAGAGGAACGCTTGTTACAATGGTCGGTCAGATGTTCTTAGTCGACCTGCTCGAAAAGCTTGATGGAAAGGCAACTATCATTCAGAGCAACACAGACGGCATCATTGCGAAAGCGCTGCCTGGTGTTGAAGAAGCTGAAATGCGAGCCATCATCGATGAGTGGCAAAACAGAACGGGCTTTGTGTTGAAGCTTGAGAAAGTTTACGACATTCATCAGCGAGACGTCAACAATTACGTGTATCGCACAGCGGATGGCAAAATCAAAACATTGGGCGAAGTCTTCAAGCATTACGACGCTTGGGAGAACCCGTTCTACGAAGACTCGTATCGTGCAAAAGAGCCGATTATCATCGAGCATGCGGTTGTTGACTACTTCATGAACAATCGTTTGCCTGAAGAGACAATCGAAATGCATAAGCGTCAACTTCGTATGTTTCAGTTCATTTGCAAGAAAAACACGTACGATTGGATTGATATCGAAAAGCTCGATTTATGCACGAATGAGATGACAGTCGAACGTCTTGGAAGTGTGTGTCGAGCATTCGCATACAACAATCCCGACGTTCGTTGGACGATATACAAGCACAAACCCGACAGTCGAGCTCCGAAAAGTACGTTGCAAAATGTTCCGGACAACGTGTTCGTTCACAATACGGAGATTTTGTCCGAGTCTGCTGTAAATGCGGCGATGCAACATATCGACTATGACTATTACGTTCGTCGTTCGTATCAACGCATACAGGAGTTTATCGAAATGAAGCAGGTGAAGAAAATACTATGACAAAAGCAGTCGAACGCAAAATCAACAAAATTTACTGGACGCTCTTCAAAAAGTGTTTCACCAACACTACGCTCGCATCTCTTTCGAGAGGTGACAGAAAGCCTGTAAAGAAGAAAGTGTTGCAGTTGCAATCGTCGAAGCAATTCGACGATTTTGCTGCGAAATTTTCGAAGGAGCTCGCCAAGCAAGGTTTGTTGGGAACGAAAGGCGTTTGGCGCAAGTATTATGAAGCTGCTCGAGCAAGCGGTCACATCTCGCTCAAAACATCTTTCACAGAGTATGAGTACAACAACATGACCGCTGCGATAAAGCACAACTTCACGATGATAAAATCGATACCGAGCAAGTTTCTTGAAGTGCTCGAGCATAAATACACTTCGACGCTTATCGAACAAGTCGCAAAAGGCTCGATTGGTCGTCGCTCATTCAGAACGCAACTCGAAAAGCACGGTCACAAAAACGCAGCTCTCATTGCTCGAACTGAAACTGCGAAGCTGCAAACGGCAATTCTTGAAGAACGCTCAACACAGCTCGGCAGTGTTGCGTATATCTGGCTCGCATCGAACGATAGGCGAACACGTAAGTCGCATAGAGAGATGAATGGTGTCATTGTATTCTGGAAGCACGCAAAACCTGAGCTCGACGGAATGGTAGGAGGAGCGGGTGAATACCCGAACTGTCGCTGCTCACCTCAACCCATAGTAGATATTGATGATTTGACAAAATATTCGTATTCTGTTTATGATTATCGTGTTCACAAAATTATCACAATGAAAAAGAACGAGTTAATTGAAGCACTTAAACGAGGTAAGTTATGACAGAATGTTGGGCATCAAGTATAGCAAAGAACGTCGAAGTTTCAAATTTTGGTAGACTTCGTAACGCATTGACACACGAAATAATTGAACCTACGTTTACGTATCGAGGACATGCTGTTGCATATCCGTGTTATAAAAAGTGGCTTGTACACAGGCTTGTAGCAATTGCATTTATTCCAAACCTGAACAATTTACCCGAAGTCAATCATAAAGATTGCAATCAAAAGAATGCAGCGGCGGATAATCTTGAATGGTGTACGCATAAACAAAATGAAGCGTACAAATATCAAGGTCCTAATGCAGAACAAAATAAAGAAAGTCAACGTAAACGTGCGATCGGCAACAAAGGACCCATCGGTCAACATTGGACACTTGATGCCAAAGTATGTGAAGCTCGTAGTAAACGTATGAAAGGCGTGTATAACTCAAATAATCGTGCGGGTACGCATCATAGCGAAGAAACAAAACGAAAAATGAGTGAAGCAAGAAAAAGATACTACGAGAACAAAAAGAATGTCAAAACGTAAGTTTCGTTTACATACCAATCAATCGTTGATAAAACGAGTTCACCAGATTAACTCAGAGATACTTTGCAAGTCTTTTAATAGGAATAATAATAAAAGCAGCAAAGTGTCTCAGAAGTCAAATCTGAAACTCGTTTATTCATAAGTAAATTATATCAAAAGGAGAACCCAAAATGGAAAAAGACCTCACATTCATGCTCATCGAGACCGCGGACGAAATGGAGAGAACACTCTCCCACATCGACAATGTCACAGCAGAACAGAATGAACTCATCGAGCTCGTTAACGAGAGCGACAAAGCAAAGAAGTTTGAAAGCTTTACGCATTCGCTCAAGAACGACATCGACAACACTCTCAATCAGAAAGCTCAGCTCGAAGAGCGGCACGCAATGTTGCGCGACGTCATCAAAGAGTGTCAGTCGAACGCTCATGTCGCAAGTGTTGTGTCGACGCTTTGCAGAGCATTCGGTATTTTCGGCACGAACATGCCTGAAGAACCTGCGGAAGAGGGCGACAAAGTTATCGAATTCCCGAAGAAAGATTAAGGCGCAAGTATGGACCTGATTGAAAAAGCATTGCGAAGAACGTTATATCGCAAAAGCTTTTACGAGTTTGTGAAAGCTTTCTGGAATACAGCCGACCCGTCAAAATTCGTTGATGGGTGGCTCATTCAGTACTATTGCGAAGTGTTTCAGTATATGTGCAAAGGTTGGGTCGGTTACGATGCTCCAAAAATCGTCATACCTGAAGTCGGACCGGACGTTAACATATTAGATGTTCGTCAAAACAAGCAAAATTTATGTTTGATGGTCCCTCCGAGACACACGAAATCGATGATTTTCAATGTCTTCGGTCCGACGTGGTTATGGCTTTCCGCTCCAATCAAAGCTGCATCTGTTTCACACACTGGCGGACTTGCAACACAGATGAACACTAAGCGACATCGAATTCTCAACTCTGCAGAGTTTCGTGAGCTCTTTCCTGAGATTGAGCTCGTAACAAATGCGAAAGGACAGCTCGTCGATAATCGAGGCGCTGAGATGTATTCGATGAACAGAAACGCATTTACCGGTTACGGCGGCGACATCATCATCAACGACGACTTGACGAACGCAGAAACAGCTCGTAAAGACCAAGCTGAGATGAGTAATGCCTGGGCGTACTACCAAAATACGATGCCTTCTCGTATCAACGACATCAACAAGTGCATCATCATGAACATTCAGCAAAGACTCGCGCCAAACGACATTGCGGGTCACATCATGAACGAGCCCAAACTTGCGGCTCGTTATGTGTTCATTACGTTGCCTGCGATTTTCCAGCATGAAACGATAATCGTGTTTCCCATCTCAGGTCAAGTAAAACGACTCAAAAAAGGTGACTTCTTGTGGCCTGAACGTTTCGGCAATTACGAGTCATTGAGAGCCGATGTTGGTGAAACGATTTTCGAGACTCAGTACTTGCAAAATCCGATTGCGTCAGATAAGACTGCAATTAAGCCTGACATGATTATCGAAAAGGACATGCCGGACACGCCTGGTGTTGAGAATGCCGAAATCACATTCGCATCACACGACTTCCCTGTGAAAGACAAAGATACGTCTGACTTCTTAGGGTCGTGTCTTGGGTATCGAGTTCGTGGAACGCTCTACATCACAGATTGCTTAGAGAAACGAATGGGCTTCACAAAGGGAGTCGAATACGTCGAGCAAATCGACAACGTCTTCCCTGGCACAATACAAGTGATAGAAGACAAAGCAAACGGTTCGCCGATTTTGCAACAGCTTCAAGACACTGTCGCAGGAATGCAAGCGTTTCAACCCGGAACGGCTTCTAAGTTTCAACGACTTGAGTCTGCGTCGCTCTATATGGTGTCCGGAAACGTCGTCTTTGTTCGTACGGTCTTCAACAAGCTCACTCAACAATGGGAGCTCTCGCCTGCTTTGCGAAATCTCAAACAACGATTGCTCAATTTCCCATTTGTCGAACACGATGACATCGTGGACGCATTCTCGATGCTGGTGTTGTTCGTGTTTATGGACCGTCGCAATATGGTATATGGACGTTCGTTCAACGATGAAAACGTCGTCGACGCGGACTCTTACGACAGCAAATACTCGACGATATTCTTCAACAAAGAGGGCGACCTTTGGAAGGCTCACGAAATCAAAGTCAAGTATGCCGAAAAGACAAAGCTCATCGTTTCTCGAGAGATTATGTTCAAGGCATCGCTTGAAGAAGGACTCAATCAACTCAAAGCATTCGCACCTAAAAAGAGCGTGTTCATCGATTGTTCTGCAACACCTGCACTCTCTGGCATGTATCAGAAGTCTGTGACTGTCGAACGATACGAGATTGAAGACTTTGACAAGAGTGTTGCTCAACTGAACTTGGCGTTTTCGAACAAGTCAGTGTTGGTCGACAAGCATTGCGTTTCTACAAAAGTCGATATCGAGAGCTTCAAATTCGCAAAATCGAAAGATGAAAACGTTCGCTATCAAACGACAAAAGACGGTTTCGTCGCATGCATGCGTGTCGCATTAAAGTATTATGGAGGCATCACGTAACGTACACATGCGTACACATGTACGTATACACGCACCTTCGCCTGATATACTGCGTATATCAGGCGAAAATTTTTTCAAAAACTTTTCAAAAAGTACTCAAAAGTAGTTTACTTTCAGAAAAATATGTGATATAATATATACAAGATAAAGATATTAAGGAGACCACACAGATGCTTCCCACCTTCATTGAAATCGAGAATATACTCAAAACCTTGCCGGTCGGTTATTACATCGGACGTAACGTGCCTTTGAAACTCACGAATGAAAACGGTTCGTATTACGTACCGATGGATGACGAGGCTTACATCTCATACCCGATGCTCAACAACGTGATGACTAAGATTGAGAGCAAGCTCAACGACGAAAACATAGAACGTCTTACGAGAACGCTTACATACCACGAAATCTCCCATGCATTCATTACTCCGAAATCGCTCAGCATGAACAAAATTGTGAATGTATTTGAAGATGAGAGAATTGAGTCGATGTGCCGGAACTATTACAAGGGTGTGGACTTCAAAGAGTTGCTCATGCTCGTCAATGATTGGGACGGAAAAACAGAACCTGCTCACGATACTCCGTTTTCCGTTTGGTATTCGCTCGTTAGATACCATCTCGGCAAACCACGCTTCCTCATCAAAGTCGCTGCACTTCTTAAAAAATATCGCAAGCTTCATAGGTTCTCCAATTACTGGTCGTATTACAACTACAAAGACGAAATCATGGCTCTCTACCGTGAAGTTGAAGAGGACTTCCTTAAGGACGAACTTGAAAAACAAAGAAAAGCCGAAGAGGAGGCGAGAGCGGCGGACGAAGAGGAACAGCAAAACGACAACACAGGCATGAGCATGAACGCAGGCGATGACAATGATGCTGAGGAGTCTGATGAGATGAACGAAACAGAGTTCAACACTGTTGGTCAATCGGAAGTTTCTCCGGAAGAGCTTCGCGAAAAACAACTTGAAGAACAACTCAACGAAATGTCAGACGAAGAACTTCAAGAGCTTTTCGAAAACATCACGAGAGCGGCGGACGAAGAGGTGAAAAAACTCTTTGAGAACTCGCAAGTCTACGTCAATCCTGGAGTTCAGGAACGTCTGGCGAACATCATTCTTGCAAACAAGAAGATGACTAAATCGAATGCGTCTGCGATAAACGCTTACTCGGGTGTGTTTGACCCTCGCTCGGTTATAAGAGACGATTACAAGTGGTTCGTTCAGCAAAATCGTCAAGGGAACGTCAAACAGTTCTCAAAAATCAAGCTCAATCTTTTCATCGACAACTCCGGTTCGTTCAACTCGAATGAGACAATCGTCAATCAACTTCTGTTCGCGCTCAAAAAACTCGAACAGCAAGAACCGAACTTCACGTTCGACTTGATTACGATGAACACGAGGTTCGAGCTCAAGAAAAAGAACGAGAGAGAGCTTCATTGCGATGGAGGCAACGACATTCCTGCTTACTCGGAAGGCATCATCAAAAAAGTTCAGAACCGTCAATCGATGAACTACAACATCGTGCTTTTCGATGGAGACGCTTTGAGTGACCCGACCGAAGGTCGTAGCGGCAAACAATTCAAACGTTTCAACATGCCCAACACCGTGATGATACTCGAAGATAGCAACCGCAAATACGCAGAAACTTACTGCAAAGGCATCAAACGTATCTACACTTGCAGGTATGCAGCGGAGCTGATTGACCAAGTCTGTGTTGCACTAAGCTTCCTGTTCAAATAATTCATCGCCGGCCTCAAAAAGGTCGCCGAAAAATTTTTGAAAAAACTTTCAAAAAAGTACTCAAAAGTAGTTTACTTTCGAAAAAATGTGTGATATAATATATACAAGATAAAGATAAACAAGGAGAACACCACTATGCAAATCAAAAATTTCAAAGTTCAAATTCAGAAAGACGGTACGGTCTGGTCGACACACAACGGGTCTTGGGAAATCATCAGCAATCCCGTGGCAATCGGTCAGTTCAAGGAACTCGTTCGTGTATTCCGGAGCAAACGCTACTCGGACATGCAGAAGGAACTTCAGTTCGACAATTCGATGCGCATCATCAGACAGGTCGAGGCAACAAACTCCGACAGTGTTGAGCTTACGGAAGAGTTGCTCGAAAAGAGCAAGAACGTGATGACCAAGCTCATCGCATTCTTCTCGGAATTCCAGTTCGAACCGAACTTTAGATTTGTGAATACCTTGTGCAACTACTGCATCAACAGTGGAGCGGCGGCAAAGGAGTACATAACGAATTACTTCAACTTAGTCGACCATCAATATGCGAGCTCAATCGTCGAGAAAATGAAGAGTGCGGAGTTTGAGGAAATCATGAACGAAACCTCACAGCTCATTTGCACGAAGCACGTAAACAAACGCTTCAAAGTCTATTACGGTTCGCAAGGCACCGGCAAAACGACAAAGGCGATGGAGGAGACCGGCAATCTCTGTATGGTTTGCCACTCGGCGATGCTTCCCTCGGATTTGATGGAGGACTTCAAGTTTGAGGACGGACACCCGAACTTCAGACCTTCCGCTCTTCAAATGGCGATGGTCAACGGTCAGAAAATTGTGCTCGACGAAATCAATCTTCTTCCGTTTGAGAGTCTCAGATTTTTGCAGTCGATACTCGATGGTAAGACTGAATTTACATATAAAGGACAGACAATCGTCATTAAGGACGGCTTCCAGATTATCGGAACGATGAACCTCACAGTAAACGGTTGCACGTTCGCTCTTCCCGAACCTCTGGTTGACAGAGCTTGCGAACTTCGTAAGTATCAACTCACTGCGGACGCATTGGTAGGAGCTCTCATCTGAGAGCTCCAAAGGAGGTAAGCATGAAAATCTTGAATAAAGGAGGTGATGAAAAATGAGCATCTATGACAAGTTGTACCCGTTCCAAAAGAATGTAGTTGACAAATTTCGTTCTTACAAAAAGTTCGGCTTATTCCTTGACATGGGGCTCGGTTAGTAAAACGCCAACAAGCTTGGCGTTAGCCGAAGTCAACAACTGCTCGAAAGTGTTGATTGTAACGATAAACGGTAAAGCGCTCGAACCTGTGACAGAACCTGGGTCGTGGCTTAACTGGGCAAGTCGTTCGACGTTCAAATTCGATTTTCTCAACAAGTTCTCTGAGCCAGACGCATTCGCATTGACAAAGTCTTTGCCGCAGCTCTTCATCATCAACTACGAAGGACTATTCAAACACGGCAAACGCTCAACAAGGTCGTCCGGCATAGTGTTGAACGAAAACATCACAGAGTTTTTGAAAGCTTGTCGAAGAGAAAACGTTTGTGTGATAATTGATGAGTCGCACAAAGTCAAGAACCTGCAATCTCAGCAAACGAAAGCAATCAATCAAATCGTAAATACACTTGAGCGTACGGCGAACTCCGTTCATCTTTATCTTTGCACAGGCACACCGTTTACGAAAGGTTACATCGATTTGTATTCACAGCTCAAACTTCTTGGCTATCCCGAAACGAAAGGCGACTTCGTTGAACGTTTCTGCATTCGTGGTCGAGTACCAGGTTTGCTTGAATGGCAGCAGCCGATTGTTGGGTATAAGAACGTTGATGCGCTCTTCAATCTCGTGCATCAGTATGCAATCACAATTCGAAGTGAAGACGTTATGGACTTACCTGACAAATTTTTCGTCAACATCTC